AGCGGACAGGGGATATTCCTTTGCGGACTGTGAGCGGATTGCCGGGAGCGGTGATTATCAAGGGGCGCACCCCGCCTTACATCGGCAGCACAAGTCAGATCATTGCGCAGTGGGACGACGGGACCGACAACAACCGAGTCACCATCTTTCGGCGCGGATCAAGCACACAGGGCGAGATTGCCGTTCAGATTGTGACGGGCGGCGTTTCGCAAGCCGACTTCGACAGTGGGGTAACAGTGGCTGACGATAGGGACTTTGCTTTGTCTGTGCGGCTGTCTACGAATGATTGCGCATTGTCACTGGATGGCGCGGCGGTCGCGTTTGATGGCTCTGTGACCCTGCCGACCGTGACCACAGAGCGATATGGCAACAACGTGGCTGGTAACGCGCCGTGGGATGGTGGTGCCATTATCGTTGATGGTGCCTTTGACGCGCAACTTGCCAACGACGCTTTGCGAAAGATTGCGGCATGATTGTTTACCTAGCCCTGCCCGACCGTGGAACAGCAAAACAACTCCTGTCCGCTCACGGCATTGAAATCGACCTTCCCCGTGAAGGCGGCGGCACCGATGAACGCAAGGTTGCACAGCGCAACGGCATTGTGGCTCTGGTTCATGGACCGCTGCGTGGTCACCCTGTTGACACAGGCAACACGGACGCGGACGGTCTGCCCATCATGGAGCCGGGTCCGGTGCTTGCAAGCGCCAAGAATCACGGCTTTCATGTGGACGTATACCCGACGGACGAACTTGTGCAGGTCACAGGGACGCAGGAAGTGGATGGAGAGTTACAGCCCGTCTACGGCGGCGACTTTCTGGACGACGTTGCAGACTACATCGTAACCCCAGAGAGCCCCGTTGGGGCCGTCTTGGCGGGGCGGGGATAAACAGACCAAGTTTCGTTTAGAAACAATGACTTAGCCGAGGTTTAAGCTATGGCAACGACCAATCCGGGAGGCCGGAAGTCGGACAAGCCGATGCGTGACGCTTTAATGCTCGCGCTCACCGAGAAATTAGGCCCTGATGACGACCGCCGCAAGCTGCGTGTCGTGGCAGACAAAGCTGTTGAGATGGCTTTAGAGGGCGACCGCGAGATGATTAAGCTGATCTTCGACCGGACGGACGGCAAGGCTGTTCAGCCCATCGTTGGCGACGACGACCACGCGCCCCTGACCATCAGCGAAGTTCGTTTCGTCGTTGTAGACAATGCCGCAGACGTTACAGCTTCCGACGCCTAGGGTATTTGTTCCCCTCTTGTCTCCGGCGCGCTGGAAAGGCGCATACGGTGGACGAGGGTCGGGCAAGTCGCATTTCTTCGCGGAGCAGGTTGTAGCCAAGCACATTGGTCAACCCGGTGCGCGTGGGGTTTGCATTCGTGAAGTACAGAAGACCTTGCGGGAATCGGCCAAGCGTCTGATTGAGGACAAGATACAAAGCCTTGGCGTTGGCTCGATGTTTGACGTGCAGCGGGAGCAGATCAACACCCCTGGCGGCGGGACGATCATTTTTCAGGGCATGCAGGATCACACGGCGGAAAGCATCAAGTCTCTTGAGGGCTTTGATTATGCGTGGGTGGAAGAAGCCCAGACGCTTTCTGACAGGTCGTTGGAGTTGTTGAGGCCGACGATCCGCAAGGAAGGGTCGGAACTCTGGTTCTCATGGAACCCACGGACAAAGCGCGATCCGGTTGACGCATTGCTACGCGGCGGGAAGCTGCCATCAAGTGCGGCGGTGGTTCGTGCCAACTACGCAGACAACCCGTTCTTCCCCAAGGTTCTGGACGAAGAACGGCAATTCGACAAAGACAACATCCCAGAGCGATACGGGCACATCTGGCTTGGCGAATACGAGCCTGTAGGTCTGGGCGCATACTACGCCAATGAGATCATCGCGGCGCGTGAACAAAAGCGCATCACGAATGTTCCGTACCAATCAAACTTCACGGTGGATACGTGGTGGGACATCGGTGTTTCCGATGACACCTCAATATGGCTCGTGCAGTACGCGGGTAAGGAAATTCACCTCGTGGACTTCATCACCGACCACGGTGAGGCCCCGGCCTATTATGTGGACGAGATACGCAAGCGAGTGAGGCAAAACGGGTGTTCGATGGGTGAGGCGATCTTGCCCCACGACGCCTACGCACGACAGTCAGCGACGGGTTCCAGCTACGCCGACGTTCTCCATACGCTGGGCGTTGATACGCGCCGCGCACCGAATGAATTGGTTATGACGGGCATCAACGCGGCCCGCCAGATATTCGGTCGGTGCTGGTTTGACGAGGGACGGTGCGAACTCGGCCTGGAGGCGCTGGGCAACTACCGCAAGGAATGGGATGACGACAAGCGGACGTGGAAGGGCAAGCCCCTGCACGATTGGGCGTCTCACCCTGCCGATGCGTTCCGTTATGGCGCGATTACCAAGACCGCACCACGCAACAAGACGCAGCCTAAAAACCTTTCACCGAAGATCGCGATTGTCTGATGATCGCAACCGACGTGTTTATGACGCTAAACCGCTCCTTCATGGAGGGTCTGGACGGCGGGGAGTACGACCCAGAGGCGGACGAGATCAACCGTGCCATCCAAGCGTTTGCAGGCATGTGTTACCCCGATGGAGGTGGCGAGCGTGGCTTGCCCGATCTGCCGCCATTCGCTGCAACAAAGAAGGTACGCAGCGCCCCCGTTGTGACGAAGGAAGTGCCCATTCCCCCCAAGCCGCGCATCAAGCCGGAATGGTTAAGCGTGACCGAACGTGTTGACCCGGGGGAAGAGCAGCATCTCCACGCGGGCCGTGACTTCGCCGTGTGGTGGCCTGCCAAGCCGTATCACACCAAGAAGATGCGCGTATCCCGCACAGAATGGCGCTCTGTTCCGGGGATTGACGGGTCCACCTTGGTTATCTGGACGGATGAGTGGGCGAACTATTTTAACCCGGCGATATGCTGGCGGTGGGACAATTTCACAGACCATTTTTACGTGAGTTAAGGAACGAAGATGCCGCGACAGAAGACAGCGCCCGATTCCAGCCCTGAAGTCCGCGCCCTCGCGTTGACGCAGGCCGTCAAGATCATGGGCGAAGCTGCGAAACAGCACGGCCCCCACGAGGCCCCGACCCTGACCCTGGCGATTGCCAAACAGTTTGAGGATTACCTGAAATGAGCGACCGCACCATGAGCCGTTTCCCCGAAGCCGTTCTGACCAAGCGAATGCAGGGCATTGAGAACCGCCTGACCCGGCGCATCCAGGAGCTGGAAGATCGCCTTGCGCGGATCGAGGGCAAGAGGAACGCCGCGTAATGGAAGGCCCTAAGCCCCTCGATGCGGAGACGCTGCAAAGCATCGTCCGTGCGCAGATTAACGCCGCTGTAGGCTCGCGCATTGGTGATGACGGTGCGGGCGACTTCACCGCCGACCGCGAAGAGGCCATGAAGTATTACTTCGGCGAGCCTCTTGGCAACGAGGTGGACGGGCGCTCGCAGATTGTGTCGCGGGACGTTCACGACACGATTGAGTGGATGCTGCCCTCCATCATCGAGGTTTTCACGTCCAGCGACGACGCTGTGCGCTATGAACCTTACGGCCCAGAGGATGAGGCATACGCGGAGCAGGCGACGGATTACGCAAATTACGTATTCCACAAGGAGAACGACGGCTTCCAAATCCTTTACGATATGGTGAAGGACGCCCTGATGCTGCGCCAGGGTATTGCGAAGGTCTGGTGGGACGAACGGGAAGAGCAGAAGCGCGAGGATTACACCGGGCTGACCGACGTTGAGTTGGCGAAGCTGGAGCAGGACGACGAACTTGACATCGAGGAAATCGTTGAAATTTCGGACATGCAGATTGACCCCATGTCGGGCATGGAACTCCCCATGGAGCTGTATGATGTTCGTGCGGTCAGGACCACGGTTGAGGGTCGTGTCCGCGTTGAGTCCGTCCCGCCCGAAGAATTTCTGTTCTCCCGTCGTGCGGTGAGGCTGGACGACGAACGGGGCAATATGCTGATTCCGTTCGTTTGTCACCGAGTGAAAAAAACAATCTCCGATCTCGTGGCCGAGGGCTTTGCCTGGGATGACGTGAAGGACATTCCCTCGAGTTACGAGGGTGAATATAACGAAGAGCGCACGACGCGCCACGGCGACGATGACATTGTTGAGAACAGCGCCCGCGATCCGTCCATGCGCGAGGTCTGGATACATGAGTGTTACCTGCGGGTGGACTACGACGGAGACGGCATTGCCGAGGTCCGCAAGGTCACCGTTGGTGGCACGGGCCACCGCATCCTGGAGAACGTGGAGGTTGCCGAACAGCCGTTCGTGACCATCACCCCCGTTCCCACACCTCATGCGCTTGTGGGCCAGTCTGTTACGGATCAGGTCAAGGACGTTCAGAAGCTGAAGACGACCATCTGGCGTCAGTTGCTGGACAACATTTACAACGTCAACAACAGCCGTGCGGCGGTGAACGAGCGGGTTGACCTCGACACCCTGCTGAGTAACGCCATTGGCGGCGCGATCCGCATTGAAGGCCGTGATTCGGTCGGTGACGCGATCCAGTTCCAGCAGACGCCTTCCATCGCGGGGCATATCTTCCCGATGTTGGAGTATGCCGATCAGGTCAAGGAGAGCCGTGCGGGTGTGTCTAGGCTGAATCAAGGCCTCGATCCTGATGCGCTCTCGGACACGGCTGCGGGAATGAACATGCTGATGACCGCATCGCAGCGCCGTCAGCTTCTTATCGCTCGCATCTTTGCCAACACGGGCATCCGCGACCTGTTCAAGAAGATTCTGCGCCTGACTGTGGCCCATCAGGAGCGTGAGAAGATCATCCGCCTGCGCGGTCAGTTCGTGACCATCGAGCCGTCGCGCTGGAACCCACACATGGACGTTACGGTGTCCGTTGGCCTGGGGTATGGATCGAAGGAACAGCAGCTTGTCGCCCGCCGTCAGATTCTCGACATTCAGGGCCAGATCGTGCAAATGCAGGGCGGCTTTGGTCCGCTTGTGAATGAGGCCCATGCGTCTCATGCGCTGTTGAAGTTCGTTGAAGCAACGGGCGAGCAGCAGCCGGAAGCGTATTTCGGCGAGATTTCGACCGACGAGGCATCGCAGCCCAAGCCCCCGCCGCCGCCTGACCCCGAACAGGTCAAGGCGCAGATGGAGGGCCAGAAGATGCAGATGCAGGCCCAGATGGACCAGCAGAAAGCGCAATCTGACATCCAGATGAAGCAAGCCGACATGCAAATGAAGGCCCAGTCGGACCAGCGCAAGGCCGAAATGGAACTTCAGAAGCTACAAGCGCAGTTGCTCTTGGAGCGCGAGAAGCACCAGGCACAGATGCAGATGGAGCGTGAGAAACACGCCCTTGACATGGAATTGAAGCGTCAGGAGGCCGAGTTCAACGCACGTCTGCGGGCGTCCGAGGCACAGCAGAAGGCCGCATTGGCCCAACGGAGTGTTGGGCCGAGGGTCGTTCTGGAACGCAATGACATTGGCGATATTGTCGGCGGTGCGGCGAAAGATGATGACTGACCAGCTCAAAATTAGTGCGTCCATTGATGTGGCAAGGGAATCAGTTGACAAGGCGCTGGGCTATCTTCAGGACAACGATCTGCTTTCGGCCATCAGGGAAGTGCGCTGGTCAAAGGCATGCCTGCGGTGCGCCTCATGGCGATTGAGCAAAGCCATGGAGGATGAGGATTGAGGAAGTCATTGAGATAGAGGAAACGCCGGGCTGGTTCGTTTACACCCCGGAAAGGCCAACCAAGGCCGAAGCGCCTATCTCCCGCCGTCAGACGGACGATGCGGCGCTCTTTTTCATTCTGGCAAATCTGTGAGGCAATCATGAAGCCCAAAGCAAGCAAAAGCCCGCCGACCTCGTATGGCAGCGGCTCCAACGTCGTTGGCTCCCGTCTGAACAAGGGCAGCGACATGGCTTATCGCGGCAAGCGCGGTAAGTAATCATGGACGATGTGGAACTGCGCAAGCAGGAAAACCGAGGCCAGAAGGCCAAGGCGCTGCTTGAGAATCCACTACTGAAAGAAGCGTTCGACAAGGTTGACTCGCTGCTTGTCGAAATCTGGCGCGATGCGAAAGACCCGAACATTCGGGAGGACGCGCACCGAGCCGTTAGCCTGCTTCCCAAAATCAAAGCCGCCATTGAGACGCACGTTCACGCTGGCGACCTTGCAAAAAAGAAGCTGGAACAGCTTGTCAGGCCCAAACGCGGGCCATTCTAACGCCGCCAAGCCAAGAGCAGCGGTATTCGCTATTCCCGAAAACGGCGCATGAGTAGGGCGGGTAAGTCCGCACGAAAGACGCGCACGGTCAAAACCAATGGGAAGGGCTGGGGTCAGAATGTGGCACCCCTACAAATAGGTACGAAATGGCTGAAGAAGCCGTTACGACGGCCACGGCGGAAGCGCCAGCCGTCCCGATGCACAGAGAAGAGCGGCACTCTGTCGATTATGCTGCTCAACGGATCGCTCAAGGATTGATCGGAGCCACGGAGCCAACCGAAACCCCGAGCGACGAACCTGATGCGCCAAGCCATGAGGCAGCGGATGAGGTCAGCGCCGAGCCTATCGAGACCCATGAGGTTGAAGAGGCTCTGGCAACGTCTGATGAGGTAGTTACAGCCGAGGATGCGCCCGACGCTCCCCCGGAACTTCCCTCCACCATCGCGGAACTTGCACAAGCCTTTGAGGCCGAACCCGAGCGGTTCAACGACCTCAAGCTGACTGCAAAGGTCGATGGCGAAGAGGTTGAAGTCACCCTGGCGGAAGCGGTTGCGGGGTATCAGCGGTCTTCGGACTACACCCAGAAGACGCAGGCACTGTCACAGGAACGCGCTGAATTTCAGCAGGCCGTGACAGCCGCCGAAGCTGAATTGCAATCGCGTGTCGCAAACCTCGCGACCCTCACCAAAACCTTGCAAAGCCAGATCACGGGCAAAGAGCCTGACTGGAACAAGCTGCTTAACGAAAACCCGACCGCTTACGTCAAGACGAAGCATGAGTGGGACCAGAAACAGGCCGCACTACGGGCGTCACTCGCCCAGGTCGGTCAGCAACAGCAGCAGATGCAGCAACAGCAGTTGCAGCAGGTCCAGCAGCATCTTGAGGCCGAACGCCAGAGGATGGTCACGACATATCCCGAGTTAGCGGACCCGGAAGGGACCGTTGCGAAGGAAATGCGCGCCTATCTGAAAAGCAAGGGCTTTACGGATCAGGACATTGGCAATCTTGCCGACTCTCGCATGATCGACGTTCTTGTGGACGCCGTGAAAGCGCAATCGGTATCGAGTGCCGCGCCCGAAAAGAAGCTGGTCAAGCCGAAGTCGCGCACTGTGCGGCCCGGTTCGCCCGGTCGTGGTGAGGATCAACAGGATCGGCTCACGGTTGCTCGTCGCAACCACCGCGCCAATCCCAAGAGTGACGATGCCGCCGCAGCGCGGATCGCACTGCTCATGCAAAGGAGTAGGTAGGCGCGGGCAAATTGGGATTTTAACCAATGGCCCATCCAGTATCCAATACCTTCACGGCGTTTGACGCCGTGGGCAACCGCGAAGACCTCGCGGACGCCATCTACGACATCTCGCCCATCGACACCCCGATCATGTCGAGCATCGCCCGCAACAGCGCTGCCGCGGTTCTGCATGAGTGGCAGACCGACGCTCTCGCGGCGGCTTCTTCGTCCAACGCCGTTGGTGAAGGCTTCGACGCCACCACCGACGCCGTAACCGCTACCACGCGGCTTTCCAACACCTGCCAGATCGCGGACAAGGTTGTTCGTATTTCCGGCACCCAGGAAGTCGTGAACAAGGCGGGTCGCTCGTCCGAAATGGCATACCAGCTCGCCAAGAAGGGCCGCGAACTCAAGCGCGACATGGAAGCCATCATCACCCGCAACGGTGCTGAAGCGGCAGGTGACGTTTCGACCGCTCGCCAGCTTGGCGCGATTCCCTCGTGGATCACGACCAACACCAGCAACGGCACGAGCGGCAGTGACGGTTCTCTGGGCAACACCGCCCGCACGGACGGAACGCAGCGCGCGTTCACTGAGAACCTGCTGAAAGGCGTTCTCCGTGACGTGTGGGATAACGGCGGCGATCCTGAGTGCATCTTTGTGGGTGCGTTCAACAAGCAGAAGTTCTCGGAGTTCACGGGCAATGCAACCCGTTTCAAGTCCGCCGAGGACTCGAAGCTGAGCGCTGCCATTGATCTCTATGATTCCGACTTCGGCGAACTTGAGGTCATCCCGAACCGCTTCATGCGGGCGCGGGACGCCCTTCTGGTGCAGAAGGACATGATGGCGCTTTCGTACCTCCGTCCCTTCGTCACGCATGACCTGGCAAAGACTGGCGACAGCGAGCGCAAGCAGCTTCTCGTCGAGTTCACGCTGGAAATGCGCAACGAAGCCGCACACGGCGCGGTTTGGGATTTGACGACCAGTTGATCACTTGCTAATGGCATGATGCTCCGGTATTGTTCTGCAATTTTGAACAGTATCGGAGCATTCCATGTCATCGTGTCGTGTGGTTGGCTGTTCTCGTCCGATTTGGGTCGAGTTAGCCGGGTTATGTTCTCGCCACTACAACAGACTGAGGAGAACGGGAACAGTGGAAGACGGGCCGCGCGCCCGCCTCCCGCTGGAAGAGCGGTTTTGGAAATACGTTGATGTTTGTGGTCCTGACGAGTGCTGGCCTTGGGTTGGCAAAACTCGCGTAAAGGGCTATGGGTCAATCGGCGTCGGCGGGAGAAAGGGACGCAGTATGCTTGCGCATCGGGTGTCTTACATTCTCGCCAACGGGGCTATCCCCGACAATCCAAACGAGTGGCATGGCACTGTTATCATGCACACTTGCGACAACCCCTCTTGTTGCAATCCTGCGCATCTGAAGGCTGGCACACAGTCGGACAATGTGCGGGACATGATCGCCAAGGGTCGGTGCGCAGGCGCATTCCCAAGGGGGTCGAAACACCCCAACTCAAAGCTAACAGAAGATGATGTTAGTAAGATTCTCACGTCTTCCCTTAGTGGCGCGGAAATGGCCCGACGACTCGGCGTGAATCGCGCAACAGTTAACCGCATTCGACGCGGCGATGGCTGGAGTCAAATACAGAAGGAACTGAAATAATGAAGCGTTATCTTCCCCTGCTTGCCGCTCTGGTGCTTGTTCCCAGCCTCGCTTTTGCGGGCTGGAGCATTCGCCAGGACGACACCGGCACGGCGGAATGGGTCAACGGCACCGGGGACACTGTTCCCGTTGGCCGCGACCTGACCGTTCTGCTGGAAAACGTCTCCACGGCGTCCACGACGTTTGTGGTTTCCCCGATTGCTGGCACACTGTCGCAGGTTGAGAGTGTTTTGTTTGGCGCGATTGCCACACACGACATTTCGCTGACTGTGAGTGTGGCATCCGCCGGGACCACGGCGTTCACGCCTTACGCAACGGACACGCTGGACATCTCGTTCTCCAACTCCGCTGCGGGTGACGTTGATACCCTGTCGCTTTCGGATCAGACCGTCGAAGAGGGTGGCGTTATCGCCATCACCACGTCGGGCTATTCGACCAACGACATTGATGCGACCCTTGTCATTCGCATCGAAGCACAGTGAGGTTTGGGGCGGTTGGGTCATCTCGACCGCCCTCTTCCTTTCTACTTTGATTTGGTGGCCGGGGCTGGTCGCTGGGCAACTTCCAAAATGGATGGTGCTTTACGCGTTCTGCCTTATGCTGCCGTTTCTCCGGTTTCAGTGGGACGCCGTTACGGCGGCGGTCCTGCTGTTTCTGGGCTGGTTATGCCTTTCCGTTCTGTGGTCTGAGGACCAGAGACAAAGCCTGCACCAGCTACACAAACTCCTGCCCCTGGCCGCGTGTTTCTTCGCCGGAAGGGTGTACGGGATGGCCCCGGTCATCCGCGTTGCAGGGGCTTGTGCGGCGGGTGTTATCGCATTTGACATCTTCCTTGGTTGGGACGGTTCTTTCGGGAACGAGAACTTCGCGACCGAATATGTTGTCCTTTTGTTGCCGCTTTTGTGGCTTGGAACGTCCAGTGAGCGCCTATGGGTCCGTGCGGCGCATTTAAGCGTGTTTGTAGCGTGTTTGGCCTATCTGCTGGCACTACCCAGCCGGATTGAGTTTATCGCGCTCTACGGCCTGTTTTTGTGGCTTCTGTGGCGTCATGCCCGTCATTTGATTGTCTTCGCCATCGCGGTTCCGGCAATCGTCCTGTTCGCCGTTCCTGAAGCGTGGGACGTGGTGGCGGGTTCGATGATGGCCCGCGTGGAGTTGTGGTGGAACACGGCTAACATGATCCTGGAGCATCCCGCCATTGGGCAGGGCTTCGGGGCGTTCAATTACCACTATCCGCGCTTCGGAATGGAGCATCTAGTGCTGTTCGACAGAACGGAGGTCCAGATTGCCCACCACGCGGGCGCGGCACACAACGACCCGTTGCAGCTTTGGGCTGAGACGGGGTTGATTGGTCTGGCTTTGGGAGGTCTTTGTCTGTGGCTGATATTCTCCCGCGCGGTCCCGTCAGTGATTTTGGTTCTGGGGCTGACAATGGGGTTGGTTGGTTTTCCTTGGCAGATGCCAGTTACAGGCGCATTGCTCGCCTATGCCTTGGGCTGCTCCTGTCCGTTGTCGTTGTGGCAAACGGATGGATGGGCGTTCAAGAATGGCGCGGGCATGTTTCCTTCGGGCAAGCCTACCTCCGTCTGAACGCGGCACCGATTGACGCCTTCGAGTTCACCGTCAAGGCGGTGCAGACTTATCAATGGGACTGGGAAATCCGGCAGCAAGTCTACCTGTCGCTGCGGAACCTGACCCTGCACCACGAAGTGGTAATGAACGAGGATTCCGAACGGTGGGCATGGGAAGTGTCGTATTCGGCGTCCCCGTGGTCGCCTTTGTTGCACGCAAGCAAGATTGAGGTTCCCGATGGGTAGCTACATCGACAAGGCGCTGATTGGAAACGACGGCGGCGTAAAGACCGTCTTCCACTTCGACCCTGACGATATGAAAACGCGCATCTCCTACCACGAGGACGTGAGCGACACGCTGGACGAAAACCACCTTCTGCGGGTTGACGGTCAGCGCGATATTGGCTTTGGCCGCAAGGTCGCTTCGATCCCGCCCACGGTCTACATGGAATGGTGTCGGCTTTCTGGCGTGAGGGTCCAGGACTTCATGCGCTGGAACCGCAAGGAGAAAGTCGCGTTCCTCAAGAAGTTCCTGAACGATCCTGATTGGTACAAGTTCAAGACCGTTGAGGGCCGGGTGTGAAGCTGGACCTCGTTCGCGTCAAGTGGATTGACAGCTGCTCGCAGCGCGGCGCGGGCACGTGGGTTGACTTTGATGACGTGATGGAGATGGAGCCTGTTGAGGTTGAATCCGTCGGGTTCCTCCTGCGCGATGAGAAGGACTTTATCGTGATTGCTTCGCATATCGCAGGAAGCCAAGTCGGCGGTGACTTGTGCGTTCCCCGTTCGTGCATCGTCAAAATGAAGTCGGTCAAATGATCCTGATTGTAGGCGGTCATCCCGACTATCAGGACAAAGTTCCCGACCACGACCAACGATGGGTCATGGCGAAGTCCCACGACCGGGACGCGACAATGGCGTTCGAGATGCACAAGCGGGATAATTGGCTTCCCCGCGTGGATCATATCAACGATTTTGACTGTCCCGTTGTCATGCAGGAACAGTATCCCGAGGTTCCGCGTTCTATCAGCTACCCGTTGACGGAAGTGACCGCGACCTTCGGGTGTTCGATGACCTGCACCATCACTTACATGGTCGCACTCGCGCTCATGCACGACCACGAAGTGGCGTTGTGGGGTGTTGGAGGGGACACGGAGTTGTACGGGTTCCAGACGCCGCAGATTGCGTTCCTGGCGGGGTTTGCCCGTGGTCAGGGGTTGAGTGTTACAGCCCACCCCGACAGCAAGTTGCACCGGATTCTAAACCCATGCGCACGCTATGGATATGATGGCTGCGGGGAGTTGTTTCGATGAGCATCACGAATTATGGAGAACTCAAGTCTGCGGTGGCGTCATGGCTTGAGCGCGATGACCTGACCTCGCGCATCCCCGAGTTTATCGCCATGGCGGAGGATAGGATCGGGCTTGACCTGCGCATCCGCCCGATGGAAACCAGCGTGGACGTGACAATCAGCGCGCAGACCGCATCGCTGCCCACGGGATTCCTTGGTGCGCGGCGCTTTGTTCTCGACAACGACGCGGCGCGGATTGAATACCTGTCCCCGCAGCA